GTGATGTTGCCTTTTGGATCGGTGTTATAGATCTCTTTATCGCCTGCTGCTGAGCTTCTGGTCTCTACACAGCCAGGGACGTTGGCAAGCGGGAAGCCAATTTGTAACGTCACCGGCGGCGCAACCGGAATACTCTGTGGAGGCATGGCACGCCAAGCCGGAATCTCCGGCACTTGCACGGCACCAATACCAATCTCAGGGATTTCCGGCATGAAGAGTGAGCGGTTTGTTGCTGGTCAGCTTTGGATTGAGCGAAACCGTAGACGTGAAGGCCCTCAGATCACCTACACAGTCTTGTCTGGCAAATCGTCTCAGCTGTTCACAGATCACAAAATGATCTTGCGACACGTTAAATGGCCTAAAGGCACCCCAACAGGGGACGCGTTACGTGAATGGCTAGCGTCGTTTGAGCAGAAAGCGGAGACACCCGCGCCAGAACTTGATATGGCAAAAGTCAAAGCTGAAGGCTTTGGGCCTGAAGCTTATGACGATGATCCAACCGCTAACACTAAAATGGTGACTTGATCGGCAAGCCAGTCTCTGTAGGCAGTTCTGGCATCGCTTCATCAATCTGACCAGGAATGACCTCTGTCACCTCGTCAATAACACCACTAGTGGCCTCGTCCAAATAGTCTTGAACCATCCCTGGAACGCGAGCAAACGCAACGATTGTCGCCCCAACCAACGTTCCAGACATCAGGAACGCCAGCACTGATAAGACGTTGAAAACCTTTTGCACTTTTAAAGACGCTAATTCTGCTCTTCCATTTTACGTCGTTCGTAAAAACGTTTAAGGGCTAAACACTCCTCAGCACGGTGTGGTTGCCCTAGGTGCTCAAATGCAAGTGCTCTCGCCTTTTCGTACCGAATTGCGGTAGGCAGCAACTCGCTTGGGACCCTAGTCCCAGTTGGGGAAAACTTGTTGCCATTAAGTTTGACGCTCATGGCGAAGCCAATAAATAAAAAACCCCCGGTGTGAGGAACAGGGGGTCAGCTCTGCGTTTTTAGGCTAGCTCAGAAGCTGTACTTCACGCCAACTTTGGTGCCGTAAGAAGCATCGTCGTCGCCAGTCATGAAACTGACTTCGCCATAAGCACCAAACTGCTCAGTGGCTTGAACGCTGCCGCCAATCTTGCCGGACAGCTCAAACTCACCTGTATCACCATCAGGCTGGACGTAAGCAGGACCACCTTGGATGTAAAAGCCATAAACGTCATCGCCACCTTCGTAGCCAACGTGCATGTCTGTAGTGCTTGAGTTGAAGTCCGATCCGGTGAAGCCAGCATTATTTTCCACGTTGACATAGGGGCCTGCCCAAGCAGCTGAACCAGCGAGAACACCAGAAACAGCGATTACGAGAGGTTTGATCATGGAAGAGTGGGGAAACGTTTCCGCTGCCTACATTAGTGGCAGGGTCAATGGGACGGTTCTGATTAGTGTCCATAAAAAACCTGCCGGTGTTACCCGGCAGGCTGTAGGTGTTCAATCAGAAGGTGCCACCGTCAAGCTCAATGCCTGAGATGGTGCCGCCTGTAATTGCAACGCTGTTCGCTGCTTGAGTTGCAATCGAACCAAGGCCGAGGCTGGTACGTGCAGTCGCTCCAGACTCAACAACAAACGTGGAACCGTTTCCAACAACGAAGTTGCCATCAGTGTTCGACAGAGCAGCAAAAGCTGCGATCTGCGAATTGAAGGCTTGTACGTCAGAACCGATGCTGAGACCGAGCGTAGCTCTGGCCGTAGATGCGTTGGCATCATCCAGCAGAGTACGAGCAAACGCAGTTAGGTCCGCTAAGTCAGCTGTTCCAGAACCCGTGAAGAAGGGCAGCTTGTTGGCTGCAGATGTGAGACCTGCAATTGCTGCCAGCTCGGCATCGAATGCCTGAACATCAGTACCTGGCACCAATGAGAGTGTTGCTCTCTGTGCAGCCGCATCAGCATCATCAAGCAGTGCACGACCTGCAGCAGTCAGGTCAAACGTGGCAGCAGAGTTAGCGGTATCAAAGAAAATACCTTTGTTTGCCGCTTGAGTCGTAGCTGCAATGTCATCCAAGATGCCACTATGACTCTGAATATCAGAGCCAATTGCGAGACCAAGGTTGGTTCTGGCTGCAGATGCAGATGTGGCGTTAGTGCCACCATCAGCGATGCCCAGAGAACCGCTGATGCCAGAAGCATCAAGATCTAGTGCAATCTCACCGCTGCTGATAACCAGGCCAGAGTTGGCCTTGAGGTCAGCAGAAATGGTGGTGCCGCTCTTTGACAGACCATCACCAGCACTAATCGCACCAGCACCCGAGAATTGGGTAAAGGCCAGATCAGTTGTGCCGACGGTAATTGAACCGTCAGTCGTCAGGATGAACCCAGCATCTGCGTTGACAGTGCCTTGCTCAACGAACGTAAACGCACCAGATGTGACTTCAGTGTTGGAGTCGAAGTCACTGGAACGTGCCCAAGCACCAGCCTTGCAGTCATAAATGCCGTTTTCGCTGGCATCCGTTTGCTCTTTAACAAGAACGCGCTCATCGGCGGCAATTGAAACGCCATCAATAGTCTGAGTTCCAGACAATGTGATGTTGCCAGTCGTCGCAATTTTGCAGCTATCTTTTACATCAAGGCCAGTTTTTACGGCATCTACGTAACTTTTTGTTACTGCATCTTGTGCCCCCGAGGGATCACTTAGGCCTGTAATTCGTTGGCTATTAAAGTCAACGGCACCTGTCGGTGCAGCCATCTCATCGAGACGGTTTGCCTGAACAGTGCTGTCAAAATCACTGATCTTAGAAGCAGACAGCGACGGAATATCCGAAGCAGCCAGGCCAGTAATTGCAGTGATGCGACCCTTGGCGTCAACAGTGATTCCGCTGGTTGTGCCAGCAGACACACCGCTGTTTGCCAGTGTGACAGTAATGCCTGTGGTGCCGGAACCAGAAGCGTCCCCACTTAGCGTGACCGTCTGGTTTCCAGTAATGAATGAACTTATTTCGCCTTGAACATAAGCCGTGGTTGCAACTTTGGTGGAGCTATCACCACCGCTTTGCGTAGGCGCAATCAGTGTGCCTGAATACGTCTTGCTGCCAGCAATAGTTTGAGTGCCACTTAGCGCAAGAAATGCACCTGAACCGCCAATAGCTTCGACGCTTGTTGCACTTCCTCCGGCACCACCTGTGCCCTTTCCATAATACAAAACATCGCCAACTTCATTGAAGGCGAGTTCACTGTTGGCCAAAGAACTTGGCGCTCCCGCTGCACCTGACGTGCGGCGTTTTATGCGAATTGTGTTAGACATGACTCAAGGGATGGGTGAGCAAACGGGCGTGAAATGGCTGTCAAAATGAACCGCCATCCGTAAGAGTCTCTGCTGTGTAGACATTATCAGCGCGAAAAGTATCGGCTGACTGGTCATAATAAATGACCGATTTGTCTACTTTGCTTGACTGAACTAAGTCAAAATCGCCCGGTGGGCCTTGCGGCCCAGCAGTAGTAGCCGTGACTGTCGTCAGCTGGCCACTAGTATTAACCGTGACTGTGTTCTTCTGAGTGGTGACGTTGACGGAGGTCATGTCGTGTAGGACTCATCGACAGTGATTTCGCCTTCTAAGTAGTACTCCTTTGTCCCCGAAGCTGTTGTGACTAGTACGTCGTAATACGCTTTGTCTGGGAAGGTTGCGGTCTGTGCGCTGGTTAAGCTGATTGTCGTTTGACCATTAGACCGGCTGGTGTAAGCGACACCGAAGTCGGCATACTTCTTTGTGCCGGGCTGATTCCAGGCCTGAGCTGCGATCGTGGCACCCGATAAATTAACAGCATCGTTGTTGCTGTCTTTAAACTGCAGCAGAACGCTCCAATCAGCGCCGCGCTGCAATTCAAAGTTATAGGTTCCAGGGTTGACAGCCATAGGTCACCTCCTTAAGCCACTATAACGGCCATTGCTAGCAGTCATCCGTCGACTGCAGGTTTTTGTACTTGTTCGCCAAGCCGGTAAACAGACCATGCTGCGGATGGCTGATTTGGTCGCGGCCATCAAAAAAGTACAGCTCTTTTAGCCAAGCCATGCGATTGGACATCGCTTCGGTGTCTTCTGCACCTGGCTTGCCAGCAATCATCGGGTCAGGGCGTTGCATCAGGACGGCTCTTCAGGCCAAGTCATCGTATGGGGGAAACCGCTAGCTGTCGGCAGATCACGCAGACTTTGACGGTAAGTAGCCCATTTAGTTTTTTTGTCAGAAGCTAAAGGACTATCAGTCATCTGCGTCCAGTCAGAAGCAGTCAGCTTTTGATCGCGTGTTGCACGCACTGACGTTCCAGCATCTGCATCAACCTTGGCGCGGTATGCAGCCTCGTTGTCAGCAGCAGTGGTGACATTGCCTTCGTCGTCAGTCGTGTCAGTAAAGACTGGACCAGCGATGAACTTGGTAAACCATTTACCGTCAATCTGCTCGACACCGTCACGGGTGCTAACGCCATAAGGAGCAGTCACAGTTGCTGCCGCTCCATTCAGCACAGCGTCATAGCCGTAGCTGTCAAGAATGTCCGTTGTGATCTGCTTAGGAAAGCTGGTGGTGGGGTATTCAGCCTTGAATTGACTGACGGTGGTGATTGCACCAGTGGAGCGGTTGCGAATTTCCATAATCAAGCGATAGCAAGAAAGATGTAAGTGCCGCCACTGGCGTTTAGGCCAGTGCCGGATGCATTTACTGTAAATCCAGCGTTAAGTGGGTCAATATAATCAGTACCTGTTACCTGCGCATCTGTCATGTTGAGAGCAATCCATGGGTCATTTCCACTAACAATTCCTCGTTCAGAATCCCAAAGATACCAATTGGTACGCGCAGGAGCACTGCCCTGTACCTCACTGTCAGCTCGTTTAATCAAGACAAAACGAGCACCGTTCGTAAAACCACAATCAATATTTTGAGCAGAACCGGATCCAGAATAGCTGCCTACCTTACTGATTCCGGATAAAGTGGCGAATAAAAGAGCCAGGTATTTTGCTGAAGCCCCGTTTACATCACTGTCTGAACCTAGAGTAAATTGCGTTGATGTAGGCGTTGTGTCCTTCCATCTATTTGAGGACGTATAGAACGGATCAGTCCTAAAACTAGGTGAATATTTTGTGTTACCTTGAGAAGAATGGTAAACCTGCCAATTAGCACTATTGTTTGTTTTTTTCACTATCATCATCTCGGGTGCCACAGTTAAGTTATGGTTTACAGTTCTGGTTGATGCGCCGTCACCAATATATGTGACCACATCCATAAATTGTGGGGCGCGTTTAAACATCCACGCAAATTTGTCAGTACTAGCTCCTCCAGAATCAGAACTAAATCCATTTTGATAATCAAAAGTTGCAGCTGTTGCGCTAATAGCACCGTCATTAGTATTAGTTTTTAAGAATTTTTTACCTGTAAGGCGAGACGCGAAGTAATTATCATTACCATCGACACCAAGACCCTCCCTGTTAATAACTGCGTCAACAGCAAAATTGGATATGTAATTAGGAGTTGATCCAGTAAAATAATCCATAGCAAACACTTCCGTTCCAGCAGCCGGCGGCTTATTCGGACGGCGGATTGCCATGTAGATGTACCTCTCATTATTTTTATTGTATTCTGAACCACTAGCATTTAATTCAAAACCATTTCCACTCATTATTATGCCACCAAAAGTAGGATTCTCCGCGCTAGTTTTGTTTGCATACAAGGCAGCATTGCTTGTAGTTACCCCGAATCCACGCATAGTGTCCATCATATACCAGTCAGTATAACTGTCTGAATATGTTGCACTCTTAATTATAACAAATTGTGGCTCGAATCCAAGT